CCCAATGATCATGGCTGCAATGCAAGCGCATATTGCAGAACACGTTGGGTTTGCGTACCGCAAACAAGTTGAAGCACAGCTTGGAACCGCTTTGCCAGCGCAGAATGAGAAGATGCCTCCTCAAGTTGAGGTTGCTGTTTCTTCTCTCATGGCTCAGGCCGCACAGCGCGTATTGCAACAAAAACAGCAAGCTGCACAACAACAACAAAATCAACAAGCAAACCAAGACCCATTGGTTCAAATGCAGCAACAAGAACTGCAAATTAAACAGCAGGAGCTGCAAATCAAACAGCAAGAGGTTCAGTTGAAACAACAGCAAGCTCAGGCCCAAGCGCAGCTTGAGCAAATGAAATTGCAATTGAGTCAAAAGAACCACGAGATGAAGTTTGCCTTAGAGAAAGAAAAGGTAGATGGAACGCTGCAATTGGAAAGTATGAAAGTTGGTGTGGATGTGCAAAAACACAAACGCAACATTCAATCTACGGAACAACAAACCGGAATGCGTACCGGTTTGGAAATTGCAAAACATAAACGCGACGCAACAATGCGCGAACGCCAAATGCAAGCCAATCAGCAAGCGGCGCAACAAACTCAGGATAAAAAATGATTGATCAATTCGCAGCCGTACTGCGCAAGAAAATACGTGACGATATGAATAACTACGCAGATGACCTTGCTACAGGTCAATGCAGAACGTTCGATGAATATCAAAAACTTTGCGGGGTGATTCAGGGTCTAGCCATCGCAGAGGGTTACTTACTTGACCTTGCTAAACAGATAGAGGAATCCGATGACTGATATTATTTTGCCACCCGGCATGATTTTGCCACCACAAATTCAACCCAAATCCGCTCCGGAAGAGGTTGATACGCCAGAAGAAAAAGGCACTATGCTGCCAGAACCTACGGGGTTTAAATTACTCTGTATGGTTCCGGATGTTTCTGAAAAAATTGATGGCACGGAACTCGATTTGGTTAAACCATCAGAGTGGGCCCGTAAAGAAGAACACTCAACCACTGTGTTGTTTGTTATGAAAGTTGGCCCCGATGCATACAAAGATGCAGCCAAGTTCCCAAGCGGAGCTTGGAGCAAACCCGGAGATTTTGTAATTGTGCGGGCTTACGCTGGTACACGTTTCAAAATTTACGGCAAAGAGTTCCGCTTCATTAACGACGATCAAGTCGAAGGTGTAGTGGACGATCCCCGTGGCATTAGCCGCGCTTAAATGGAGTGAGCAATGGACGAATTTAAATTCCCCGATGAGATTGATGCAGAAGTTAAATTGCCAGAAGATGGCGGCATTGAGATCAATGTTGTAGATGACACCCCGGTACAAGACCGTGGACGCAAGCCTCTTGACAAAGAGGTTCTGGATCCAACAGATGATGAAATTAACACATACTCTGAAAGTGTTAAAAAACGCATCAAGGATTTAACACATGCTCGCCATGATGAGCGCCGCGTTAAAGAGGCCACATTACGCGAAAAACAAGAGCTGGAGCGCTTGGCGCAACAACTTTTAAACGAAAACAAACAGCTCAAGCAGTATGTTAATGAGGGCTCCAAGCAATATGGGGACACCATTAAGTCTGCCGCAGAGCAAGAAATTGAAATGGCCCGCCAGAAATTCAGGGCCGCTCAAGAAGCTTTTGACGCAGAAAAAATGCTTGCCGCTCAGGAAGCTCTTACTGATGCAAAAATGCGCCTTGCTGCCGCAAATAATTTTCGACCGGCCTCTTTACCGATTGAAAATAATGTGGTACAAACGCAACAAGTCCCGCAAACTAACCAGCCTGATGAGGCTACCTTGCGCTGGCAAGCAAAAAACCAGTGGTTTGGTGCTCCGGGATTTGAAGAATACTCCAACTACGCACTAGGGTTGCATCAAAAACTAGTGGCTCAAGGTATCAATTCTGATCACCCTGAGTACTTCGAGCGCATTGACGCTCGCGTAAGAACCGCATTTCCGGAGTTATTCGGCAATGCAAATCGGCAATCTGCCGCAGAAAATTCTTCAAAGAAGACGGTTAGTGTTGTGGCTCCGGCTGCACGGTCTGCTGGGAAGAAAGTTATGACTTTAACGCAGACGCAAGTAGCGCTGGCGCGAAAGTTTGGACTGACGAATCAACAGTATGCTGAACAAGTTTTGAAATTGGAGAATTAATATGAAAGTAGATACCCGCACCCCCCGTGAACTTGAGTCACGCGATAAAGAAATGCGCTATGAGTACAAACCCTCTAGCACCCTGCCTGATCCAAATCCCCGCCCGGGCATCTCACACCGTTGGGTTGCAACGCATATCCTTTCGGTTGGAGATCCTACAAACGTGTCGCGTAAGCGCCGTGATGGCTGGGAGCCTGTTCGTGCAGTTGATTATCCGGAATTGATGCTGGATGGAAGTAATAACGGTAACGTAGAAATTGGTGGACTTATGCTTTGCGCTATGCCCACCGAGCGCGTTGAAGCAATAAATCGTTATTACTCCAATCAGAACCAAGCCCAGATGGAATCAGTGGATAATAACTTTATGAGGGACAGTGATCCACGTATGAAGAAGTTTGCAGAGCGTCAATCTACATCTTCTAAAGGCGTGAGTTTCGGTTCCGGTTCTTAATACTTAGGAGTTTTTTATGGCATATCCTCAGGTTGTGGCCCCTTATGGCCTAAAGCCGGTCAATTTGATCGGCGGGCAACTGTTTGCAGGTTCTACCCGCAACTTGCCCATTCAATATGGTTACGCAAGTAACTTGTTCTATGGCGACATTGTTAAGCTGGTAAGCGGTTTTGTGGTTCAATCCACGATTACCTCGTCCAACGGTGAAACCATTTCCAGCAGCGCGCTCACCGCACCTACCGACAACATCGTTGGTGTGTTCTTGGGTTGCTCTTTCACTAACCCTGTAACCAAGCAAAAAACGTTCAGCCAATACTGGCCCGCTTCGACTTTGGCTGGTGACGCAGTAGCTATTGTTGCTGACGATCCTGACCAAGTGTTTAAGATGGTGATGATCCAAAACGGAACGACTTTGGGTTCTGCTGCCGTTCCCCTGATTGGTCAAAACATTCAGTTGAGCCGTTTGTGGCAAGCTGGTACAGGTTCTGCCGTTGCTGGTAGCACCGCCACCGGTAATTCATACTTGGCAGCTTTGGCAACCACATTGAGCACCGCAGTTACGGTTCCCATGCGCGTTGTTGGACTTCAAACTGATACCGCTTACGCTGTGTCTGCAACTGGCTCGTCTAGCTCCACCACGATTACCTTGACCGGCTCTGGCCTGCCAAGTGCAATCACTTATGGTGCTGACGTTGCTTACTTAGCTCCAAACGGACAATTGATTGAGACCGGATCGTTTGTTACCGCTGGTCTGACCGCTGGTACTACCCAGATCACGATCAATGCGGCTATTGCTGTCCCCGGTTCTGTGACTTCTATTCCCAGCAGTTCCACTATCGTGTTCACCAACTATCCGGAAGTTTTGGTTAAGTTTAATCAAGGCACTCACGGTTACTACTACCCCGTTAGCGTCTAAGGAGTAATATAAAATGGCTATTTCACGCGCACAACTACTTAAAGAGTTGCTCCCCGGTCTGAACGCTTTGTTTGGTCTGGAATACGCTCGCTACGGCGAAGAGCATAAAGAGATCTACGAAACCGAAACTTCTGAGCGTAGCTTTGAAGAGGAGACCAAACTCTCCGGCTTCTCTGCTGCTCCCACGAAGAATGAGGGATCCGCAATCCAGTATGACAACGCTCAAGAGGCTTGGACTGCTCGCTATAACCACGAAACCATTGCTTTGGGTTTCTCGATTACCGAAGAGGCGATTGAAGATAACCTGTACGACAGCTTGTCTGCTCGTTACACCAAAGGTCTGGCACGTGCTATGGCTTACACCAAGCAGGTTAAAGCTGCTTCCGTTCTGAACAACGGTTTTAACGCAGCAATCACCGGCGGCGATGGCGTGTCTCTGTTTAGCACGGCTCACCCCTTGGTTAACGGCGGCACCAATGGCAACACTCCTTCTACTCCAGCCGATTTAAACGAGACTTCTTTGGAAGCCGCCGTTATTGCAATCGCCGCTTGGACTGATGAGCGTGGCTTGCTGATTGCAGCTAAACCCCGTAAGCTGGTGGTTCCTCCTGCTCTGATGTTCGTTGCTACTCGTTTGCTGGATACTGAACTCCGTGTCGGTACCAACAACAACGATATCAACGCCATCAAGAACAATGGTTCTATCCCTGAAGGCTACACTGTCAATCACTTCTTGACCGCTACCAACGCATGGTTCCTGACCACTGACGTTCCAAACGGTCTGAAGCACTTTGAGCGTGTTGCTTTGCAAAACTCGATGGATGGTGATTTTGACACCGGAAACGTGCGTTACAAGTCTCGTGAACGTTATAGCTTTGGCTACAGCGATCCACTGGGTGTGTACGGTTCGTACTAAAAGCAAGGGTTTACTCCTACTTTTAAGGCCCTTCGGGGCCTTTTTTTTGTTGTATAATACGAACAGTTGGTGGTATACCGGGTTAGCGCCGGTACAGATGCTTCCGTGATTTTGTTGATACACACACTGCTTCATGTGAGCCACCAACTACTAACACGTATGGGGATTGGTTGTTAGCACGGGCTAACACAAAGTGGGTTTGCATCTTGCCAGTCCCCAGCCGTGTTGGTGTCCAAGCTGAAGGTCTGTGACATTAAACGAGTCTCCTTAAGACCGCCAACAATTATTTATTGACCGAGCGTGTAAATGCGTGTATATTGCACACATCTGGGTGATTGCCCTTACCGCCACTGCCCCAGCAGACGATGCAACGATTGGTAAGGGTTCTTTTGCATAAGGACTTTTGTCATGGCACGTTCTACATTTGAAGGCCCGATTCTGTCGGGCGATAACCGTTTTGGCCCCCTGCGCGATGTTGGTTACGTTGACCTCGTTCAAGCTGTGGACATTAACTTTACTAACACCACTTCTGGCACCGCTGGCTATTCTGGTGGCTCTGGTCAATTTGTTTGGGGCAATGGCGTACCTAACGTCCCCGGACAGTTGTATACCCCTTCCAGCTCTTTTAGCAATTCGGGCCCAACAACCACAACCCCCACAGCAGACTCTACCGGTACCTCTGGTAACCTGTATCGCGGCGTAGTGATGTATCTCCCAATCAACTCCAATATTAATGACATTTTTGTTGATTGCGGCGTTGTTCCTACCGTGTCTGGCGGTACTATTGGCACTGTTGCAGTAAAAGTTGGTAACGCGTTTAACACCACAACTTACGCAGGTATTACCACTGTTTCTGCTGTTGGTCGCCAAACTTTGGACACATTTACTGACGCGCAGTTTGCTGCACAATCAGCTACCTCATCGGACATCCAAAATCCAAACCTTGGTGCGCAACCCACTTTCTTCTCGCAATTGGTGTTTACCGTTGTAATCCCTTACACTGTGGCAGCAAGTACACTGACCGCTGGTAAGTTTTATTTTACAGTTCGCTACACTCAAGCAGATGGCAACATTGGTACTACGACGACTTACCCTTACGGTAACTTTGACTAATTGACCGGGTAGGGGGCTTCGGCCCCCTTGTGCAATCTAAGGAGTCATCATGGGTATTTCACTACGTAATCTTTTCTTTTCGGGTTTAGCCAATAGCCCGTCTTTTGCCAGTCAAGGTGTTCAAACTCCTACAATGCCACTGCAAGGCATTGATGGAGCGGCTGAGTTTATTGCACCCCAGCGTCTGCGTGATGTTGTTGGCAAGCTGAAGGTAAGCCAATCCCAAAATATTTACGACGCTGACTTTGAATACGGTACTCAACCGTTGCGTTGGGAACAGTTTATTCAAAACGTATCTGGCAACGCTAGTATTGTGCAGAGCCCCGGCCTTGGCGGGGTTACCATGACTATTGGCACCGGTATTAGCAGTGTTCCTCCGATTTCCGGCGACATCACAATCCGCCAGTCTCGCCCTTACCATCGGTACCAACCCGGCAAGACCATGTACATGGCTTCCAACGTAAACTTTGGCGGCGCTACAGCTGGTCAATATCAGCGTGTTGGTATCTTTGATGACTCCAACGGCATATTTTTTATGCAGAACAACCCCACCACTACCAACCCATATGGGATGTACGTGGTTGTACGCTCTGATTCGGGCGGGGTGCCGGTAGATACCATTATTTCTATTGAGCAGTGGAATGCAAACCAAACCATTGCTCAAGCATTAAACTGGGGTGCCGTCCAGATGATCTGGATGGAGTACGCTTGGTACGGTGCCGGAGCATTGCGTTGGGGCGTGGTTCTTAACGGCGAACCTTATATTCTCCACCAAATTGGTACTGCAAACTCATCATTTACCGGTGCATTGCAAACCAAACCTTGGAGCCGTACAGGTAACTTGCCCGTTCGTTACGAGCAACGCAACGGCAGCACTGGAGCACAATCCATCATGACTCACTACGGTGTGTCTGTGTTGATTGAAGGCGGACGTGACCCTCAACGCGGTTTTACCTATTCCTACGGTAACGACGCTAAAACGCAAAACCGTACAGTGCCCGCATCTTCAGTTCGGTTCCCCGCTCTTTCGTTCCGTATGCGCACAGTGGGTACGGACTTGTTTGATAGCACCTATGTTGCAGCTACCGCAGGTACACAAAACTCGTTGACCATTGGTAACTCAGGCGCAGTTGGTGGCACCGCTACCATCAGTTCAATGGTTGGCCAAGGGAACAACGGACAGGCACTTCTAACATTTAGTGCTGCTCACGGTTACCCAGTAACTAACGTCCCAGCCAATCAACCTGCGCAATATGTTACGTTGAGCGCTTTCTCGCAAGCAGCGTCTATTACTACGTACACAGTTTCTGGTACTACGTTGACCGTAACGGCGAACACCGGCGTCATCACTGACCAGCAAGTACTAACGGGAACTGGTATTGTTGGCTCTCCAATCGTTGTTACCCAGCTTACGGCTACTAACTCTGCAACCGTTTCCCCCACGTTTGCAAGCGGTGGTGCAGTGGGTTCTAGCGTCATTACCTTATCTGCTGGCACTAGCCTTGCGGCAGGTCAGCTGGTTTCTGGTACGGGCATCCCCGCAGGTACATTTGTAAACCAAGTCATTGGTGCTACTGTAACCCTGAGCCAAGCCTTTACTGTGCAAGCCTCTGGAACCTACAACTTCTACACCGCAGGTTCTACCGGAACCTATCAGGTAAGCAGCGCCGCAGGTATTGCAGGGGCATCCGGCACGTTGACTACAACACAGGCATACGCAGCTAACACCTACTTGATTCAAAACATACCTAGCACAACCACAATGTTGTTGCAGATTCCAAACTTCCCGTCCGGGGCAAGTCCAGTTTCTGTGCCAACAGCTACGTATTGGGCTGTAAATCAGTGGGTTGGTAGGTTCATTTACTACATTGCAAGCCTACCGGCAATTGCAACAATTAGCGCATTGACTGGCCCTACGCCACAAGTTGCGGGTGTAAACAACTACAGCGCAACGGTTACGTTCCAAAGCTCGCATTACCTGAATACTAATGACATCATTACCATTTCTAATGCAAGCCCGTCCAACTATAACGGTACATACAACGTAACGGTGTTAACAGCCAACCAAGTTCGCATTAACTTTGGCCCAGTAAGCCCCGGCGCGTATACAAGCAGCGCAACTGTTACCGCTCCGTATACAGGACGTATTACCGCAAACACCGCCACCACATTGACGTTCCAAGACATTGTGACTGGCGGGCCTTTGCAAACGGGCCCATCGGCGGGTAACTCTTACTATATTGGCTTGATTGACCGTGGCCAATTGCTGCCTGAAACACTGCTGCTTAATTCTTCTGCTACTTGCTTGGTGGAGTTGATTGCATCTACACCCACAAACCAAGTGTCGTTGCAAGGACAGAACTTTGTGCCGCTAAACACGTTGGGGTCGTACAACTCGTTTGCTGAGCAAGATTTGAGCGCTGTGTCTTTGGCTGGCGGTGAGGTGGTATATGCCTTCTCTACCGCTAATAACGGATTACAGCAACTGGACTTGACTAATTTCTTCCCTGTGTTGACCAACATTAAAGGCAACGTAGCCGACATTCTGACGGTTGCAATTACCTCTTCTGCTGGTGCTACAGTTCAGACCAATGTAATCTGTCAAGAAGCAATGG